CTACCCTCCCTCCCGAGGGGTCTCCGATTTGCCTCAGCCCGCATACGCGGCGTGTGTATGGCGGACCCCAGCCTATTTGTATGGGCCGGCTGGGTTGTGTCCGGGCTGACGTTTTGTTACCGGGCTAGGCGTCTTGCCTGGCGAGTTCCGACAGGGCGGGTTCGGAGATGAGCGTGCCCAGTGGGGCCGCGCTCAGCGCCTCCAAGCCCTGCAGTAGACTTGGCCCATCCATGTCGTACCTCTCCAGCACGTCTAGCCATGAATCATGGTTGGCGGACAGGTGCCGCCGAAACTCCATGCGGTACTCCTCGTGGCGCGGCCACCGCGGCTCCACCCCGGCCGTCTCGGCGAGGTAGCGGAGGCGCAGGGGCCGCAGAACTGGCGACGAATCCCAGCTCGTTGAGGAAAGGGCAAGGCCCCGCAGCCATGCCCTTTGGTGTTTGCCGACCCGCTCGGGGTCGACCAGAGCGCCGTTGCGCGCGAGGACGCGGCCCGGCAAGGGTGAGAAAGTGAGCCCGCAGGGGCCCCAGGGCCCGTCGAACTCGCCGACGGTCTGGAGCATGCAGGAGCAAAAATCCACCCACGGCCCGAGCTCCGGGCCGGCCTGGGCCTCGGTTTCGAACCCGAAGTCCGCGTAGACGCGGTCCATGGCGGACCAGTCGGCGCCCGCGCCCAAGACCAGGACGGCGTCGTCCCCATTCGCCAGTACCGCGAACAGCCGTGCCCCGGTGGCCGTTGCCGCGGCGTCAGCGAGAGCCCAGCTCACCACCGTGTCCGCCGAGGAGGTGTCCTGCATCCCCGATCGCACCTGGCCCGACACGGACACGTGGCCGACGGGCTCGCCCCCCCTGGCGTTGATCTTCACGCCGGCGTTCACCCTGGCGCGCATGTACCCGCGGTCCGCACCGCCGTGGCGCGCGTGCCACTCGCCGATCTGAGTCATCACGGCGGGCGACACCGAGGCGTCAAACGACTTGACATCAAGCTTGACTACTACCGCGGCGCCAGTGGCTGCCTTCGCCCGCGTGAACGCCTCGGCCAGGTAGGCTGCGCAGTCGCTGGCCTCGCGTCCCGAAGCGTAGAAGAACCGGTGCCACTTGCCATCTAGCACCGACGCCGTCGAGGCGCGGAGCGCCTTGCCCAGGGCGGACAGCCTCCCCCCTTCGTACCAGCGCGCGGCGGGCTTCGGCATGACTATGGTGCGCGGCTTGGCCGCCTCGCGCTTCATGGACTTCTCGCGCTTTACCATCGAGCCATACCGCGGCCCGGCCACGGGGACCGTGTCGCACTCCGGCTCCAGCCGCGCGCGGAT